AATGGATCTTCATCAATAAAATTTTTTTTACTTTGATTAATTGAGTTTAACCAATCTTTCAATTCGATCATTTTTTAATATTAAATAATTATTTTTTTATCATTTGGTGTAATTAATTTACTACCAAACATTTCATTATATTTTTTACAAAGATCTTCTTGAACTTCTACTTTATAAACAATATGCTTTTTAGATATTTCAATTTCAGGTTTTTCTTTGCTAATTACTGTTGCCCAAGGAGCAAATCCAACTCCATTATTTGTTGGAAGAACTACCAGACCGTTCTGTACGGTGATTGTTTCTTCTGTTTCAGAGAGAACTTCAGCAATAACTTCTTCTCCAGTCAAAATACGTAGCAATTTTACATCAATCATTTAAATTTACACTCCACCATAATTTCAGTTAAAGCAGCAAGAAGATTAATTTCTTGGTCTGCCACAAATGCTGCTTGGTACTGATACTTAGCAACAATAAGGACGGCAGCAGCAATAGAAGGACCATCTAGGATTTCATAACAAGCATCATAAACACGACGTAGAAGTACCCCAGAATCATTGTCCAAATTACTAACTACCCATTTACGTACCTCAGGAAAGTTTTTTTCCTTAAGACTCTTAATAAGGTCATCAGTTTTTATCTCCGAGAACGAGGAGAGAATGCCCGTATCAATTTCACCACCCACGGAGTATCGTTGACACTCGTTAAGGACTCTTCTCCAGTCTGGGAAGTGCTTGTTGATGAGTTCCGCAAGGACTCTTGTATCGAACTTAATGTTTTCCAGTTCAAGGATTTGCTGGAGTCTTTTGAAGAATCCTGCTGCGATTGCTGGTTTTTGTTTTGAAGTGATTGAGAACTCAACGACCGCACACCTTGAATGAAGAGGTTCAATGATTTTGTTCTTGTAGTTGCAGGTGAAGATGAATCTGCAGTTGCCACTAAACTCCTCAGTAAACGCCCGTAGGAGGAGTTGAACGTCATTGGTTGTGTTATCTGCCTCATCAATGATGATGACTTTGTGTTTAGCAGACGACGTAAGTGATAAGGTCGAAGCAAAGTTTTTCGCATTGTTTCGGACAGTATCGAGGAATCTACCCTCGTCGGATCCATTGATGACATATACATCCACTCCAAGTTCATTGCACAGTGCCTTAGCAACTGTTGTCTTACCACATCCAGCAGGACCAGCAAGAAGCAGGTTTGGCACTTCACCCTTATTTAGAAAATCTCTAAATGTTTTCTTAATATTTTCTGGGAGAATACACTCTTCAATTGTCCGCGGTCTATACTTTTCGCACCAGAGAAAATCAGTTCTATCAATATTCATTATATAAATAAAAATGGGACGATACTTTTCAACTATGCTTATATACAAGATAGTCAATCAAGTAAATGGTGATTTTTATATTGGAAAAACAACCAAACCAAAAAATGTTAGATTACAAGAGCATTTTTATAACTCATCATACAATTCTCAAACATACCTCCATAGGGCAATAAGAAAATATGGATGCTCTAATTTTATCATAGAAGAAATAGAAACTAAAATACCAGAAGAAAAATTAGATGAAAGAGAAATATTTTGGATAAACAATCTAAATCCAACATACAATATGACTTCAGGTGGAGAAGGGGGAGATACTTCTCTATCCCCAAATTTTATAAAGTCTATGAAAGAATACCATAACAAAAAACCTAAAGAAGAATATGCCACTTACGGAATGCTAGGGAAAAAGTTCCCAGAAGAAGCAAAAAGAAAGGTTAGTAGAGCAAATTCATATCCAGTTGTTTGCGAAGGAAGGGAGTTTCCTTCAATCAAAGCAGCAGAAGAATATTATAAAAGTTTAGGAACTCCAAAATCGGTTAGGAAAAGAATTGATAGTTCCAAACATCCTGACTGGTATAGAATCAGAAATAAAAGAATTTACAAATAATCCTAATTTAAAAGCAAAATTTTTGTAGGTATTCATTAACCAATTCTGGTTTATCTTCCAACCAATATGCCTCAAGTTCATAAACTTGATGCTGTTTTGTTATGTTAGAAGACCTCATAACATCATTCAGTTTCCAAGAGTCCAACTGGATATCTTTGATTCCAATTGGACCACCTTTACAAGAATGAACTACGTGAACTGCCTCGTGATAGACAGTTTCATTCACATAATGTTTTACTGGACTAACAGAATTTTTGATATTATTGGTACAGATTACAAAATCTGGTCTAGTTAAGGTGCCCAACAGTTCTTTATTCCTACAGATTGGAGCATTTTCCCTAACAATATAATTTTTAGAAATAATTTTATTAAGTATTTGATTTCCAATAGGTGTTAGATAAAGAAGAAAATCCATTACGAAAAAGTAGAATCAGGTTCAAGGGCAATGTAATAATTCAAATTATATTTTTCATTAGTAAACTTAGAAAGAAGTTTCTTGGATACAACAACATCATAAGTCCCAGGAATAATCTTAATGTTTTCCACTTTGAAGTTGAAAGTAAACTCACTATCAGTTTCACCCACAATAATAGAAAACTCGTTAGATGTGTCGTTCTTTTTATCCCGAACAACAAGTTTAACTACACCTGCTTCACCAACTGCAGAAAGGTCAGGAAGTTGATAAACAGCAGATGCTTTAATCAGTTTATCAAGTTGAGAGTGCTCCAATTGGAAGCAAACATCTTGAGAGGGAAGTTCAAGTTCCTTATCAGGTGGAGTCACAATTACTTCTGGGTCAGCAAAGAAATACTTTACCCTACGTTTGCCTTCTCGAATAATCAGATGAGTATCATTAGAAAAATCAAGGTCTGGGTCTTGGTGCAAACTCAAACCATTTAGAAACTGGTTAAGATCATAAATCGCAAAGTCTTTTGGGAAAGTTTCCTTAACTTCTGCTTCTGCAAGAATGTTCTTCATCACACTAATTGTGCGGAGTTTTGAACCGTTCTTAACCAAAATGGATTGATTAATGGAAGCAAAGTTTTTAAGAGTTGTAATAGTTTCAGGGGAAAGTTTCATATTAAAAAATTATTCTCACTTGTTTTCAATAAGATTTAGATGATTAATCAAAAGCATCGTATAATGGAGGACTTTAAATAGATCCTGTCTAGGAGTACCCTTTACATCATAACGATCAATGTACTTGGTCACATTACCAGCACAAAATCCTTCACGACGATTGTGCTTGATTTTATCTAGTGTTTGCTCTTTTCCACCACCAGTTCTATCAACATAGTGCTGACTGTAAGTACCTGCAAGATATTCTTCAAGTTGTTTGAGGATTTTGTCTTCATTATACTTCCAAAATCCATTTTTATTTGTTTGAGTATTCATATTAAATGTAATTGTATCGGGAGAATAGTGAGGGTTTCCCGTAAGACTAATTCCATCATCATACCAAAAATCTTGAGATGAGGAGTTTTCACTGGGATATTTCAAATCTAGATAATTTTCTTCCACTTTAACTTCATTACTAAAGGTCCTTTTTAAGTATATCAGGTTTCTCGGAACAGTCAAGAAGAAATTTTGCTGAATCCTTTAACTTTTTCAAACTTAATGATATTTTCAAAATGGTCTATCATCTCATCAGTTTTATGAGATATTACAAAAATATTAGAGTCCTGGATAACATATTTTATTATTTTAATAAAGTATTCTATTCCAACTCCATCCAAAGAACTGTCAAATACTTCATCAAGAATCAGAAGATTTGTATTTACAGAATTTTTCATTCTTGCAATCTCTCTCCAAGTAAAAAGAATAGCAAGATTGATTCTCATTTTTTCACCTTCACTAAAAGATTCATATGAAAAATCTTCATGTATTGGTGATTTTATTTTCTCATTAAACTCCTCATCAAAATTAAAGTTAATATAAAAATCCATCATCTGCAAATACTTATTAATTTGCATATTCATCAGGGGAAGATATTTTTTAATGATTTTTGCCTTTATTCCCCCATCTTTTAGTAAAGAACTAACAAAATTAAAATAAGAAACATCTTCTTTATACTTGGATTTTGAATCACCAATTGCTTTTAACTCATCTTGAAGTTTTTTTAACTTTTTCCTTTCAGTATTTGTGTTTTTAATTCCATCGACAATCTCTTGAATTTCACATTCAAGTTCTTTTGATTGTCTATTAAATTGAGAGATTTTAATGTTGTTGCTAGAAATTTCATTGTTTATTGTGTTAATTTGCTTTGCGATTTTTGCAAATTCGGATTCTCTAATTTCCTCCTTTTCGATGAGAGTCCTTATTTCTTTATAACCAACTTCAATTTCTTTTACTTTATCCTGAAACTCACTAAGTTTATTTAACCTAAATTCTTCATCAATGGTTTGGGTGCAAGTAGGGCATACCGTATTGCCATCAAAAAATTGATGCTGCTCTTTAATTGTAGATGCTTTCTGGGAGAGTTTACCCTTCAAAGAAGAAAGTTGTTTGAGTTTTTTTGTTGGGTCTCCAAGTTCCTCACTTTGCTTTTGCAATTCAGCAGATGCTGAATTCTTTTTATCAGTATCTTCAATTAATAAATCAATATCATCTTGAAGTTGTTTAATTTTTTCGTTCTTTAGTTTTATATTCTTTTCACCATTCTTTTCTATATTTTCAATAAACTCCTTTTGCATATCAATTTTTTCTTCCGTCATAGTTTCTTTGATAGACTCTTCTTTAAATTTCTCATTGAGTCTCTTCATCTTGTCTTTGACGACAGAATTCATCGAGGAAAATATTTTTATATCCAACAAGTCTTCTACAATATCTCTTCTATTTGAAGAAGATAGTTGCATGAATGGAACAAAAGATGCACTTCCGAGTATAACGATTTGGGTAAAAGATTTATAATTTAATTTTAAAATATTTTCTTCTAGGTATTTTTGTTGGTCTACTGCTGCTGCAGATTGATTTTGAACTTCCCCATCAACCCAAATTTCAAATATATTTGGTTTAATGCCTCTGCTAATCTTATACTCACGACTTCCCACAGAAAAATCTATTTCAACAAGACAATCTTTCTCGTTAACAGAATTTACTAGTTGGGATTTATTAATTTTTCGAAATGCCTTATTAAACAATACAAAGCACAAAGCATCCAAAACAGTAGATTTTCCACTACCATTTGTTCCAATTATTAAGTTCGTATTACTTTTATCTAAGTTTATTTCTGTAAAATTATTTCCTGAAGATAAAAAATTACGAAATCGTATTTGTTTGAATGTAATCATAATCTCTTGGGGGAATCACAAATTCATTTGAACTAATTATAACATAATCATATCCATATAAATCACATGTTTTAGTTGCTAATTCATCATCAACTTCAACAACTGACATTGGTGGATAGTCTTCTGCTTCCAGTAATCCTGCATACCTCTCGGCATCATCCTCTTCTTCAAAGAAATACAACGATTGCTCTCCATCCTCATTGAGGACTGCATATGCTCCTTCGTCTTCTTTTCCTTTGATTGAGAGTATATACATTATTCTAACTCTAATGCTTCTGAATAAATTTCTCCGATTATTTTTTTGACCTTTTCTTTATTTAAATCAAAATCGGATTCTTCAATGTATTTATTCAGAATCTTTAAGGTGTCCTCAAATTCTTCTTCACTATATTCAACATCTTCATCATAGATATCAAGATTTTCAATAATTTTTAACTCAACAATATTAGAATTCGAAATCTTATCAATAAATTTTTCAAAGTTTTTAATATCAGTTTTTTTCCTAACAACTACCTTTACGATTTTTCCATTTAATATTTCAGTATCTAATTTCTTGTAATCACTATCCTCATAATACACTCTTTCAAAAATAGTATAAGGATTCTCAATAAATTCCGTTTCTAAAGTTTCAGTATCAAATATAGTGAATCCCCTCTTGTCATTTAAATCATTCCAAAACATTTGATATGGATTTCCAATATAAAATATTTTTCCATCATCACTTGGAGTATGATAATGACCAGAATATACTTTATCAAATTTTTGGAGGATTGATTTATCTAATCCATTCTTTTGATACTGTCCAGGAAAAACAATGAATCCACTCAATTCAAAGTGCCCAAAAGCAACCTTTGCCTGAGTGTTTTCTATAAAATCAAAAACTTCGTTCTGATTATCCTTACATATCCATGGAATGAATGCCAATCTAGTTCCACCAATAGTAAATTCTTTTGGTGAAGATATTTTTACTATATTCTGATATTCTCCCAGAAGAGTCTCATTTGAATTGACTAAGTTTGTATTTTTAAAATAAGTATCGTGATTCCCAACGATTGAATACAACTCAATTCCAAGGGACTCTATCTTATCATAAACATTTTCCTTTGCCCACTTTAGAGCCCAATAATCAATGCCTTTGCGATTGTCAAATGCATCCCCAAGATGAATAACAGTTTTTATATCATTTTCCTCTAGATAAGGAAAAAATATATCATTATAAAATTTTGCAAAATACTCATGAAAAACTTTGCTTGCTTTTTTAAAGTTATAGTGCGTGTCAGTGATTAAAGCAATTTTCATTGATAAAGTTTAATTTGGATATTGTCTTTAATGGTATTGTAATCAGAAGAATTGAATCCATCTCCATCAACAGTGAATACTTCATCATATCCACTACGTTCAATAATCTTTTCTTTAATCTCCATTTGCTTTTTCTCTTT